CCGGCTGGTGCTGATGGAGCCCAGGGGCCGGCTGGTGCTGATGGAGCCCAGGGTCCGGCTGGTGCTGATGGAGCCCACGGTCCGGCTGGTGCTGACGGAGCCCAAGGTCCGGCTGGTGCTGATGGAGCCCACGGTCCGGCTGGTGCTGATGGAGCCCAGGGTCCTGCTGGTGCCGATGGATCCCAGGGTCCTGTCGGTGCTGACGGAGTCCAGGGTCCCGCTGGTGCTGACGGAGCCCAAGGTCTGGTCGGTGAACAGGGGCCGGCTGGCGCTGAGGGACCGCAGGGTCCCTCAGGTCCAACTTTAGCACATTTCTGGGCTGGCGCAACCCAGAATCAACCTCTACTCACACCACACACAAACCAACCTGTATGCTTTGACACAACCACTGCTCCGGCACAGCTGTCAGGAATTCAGATTCAGGACAACAAGGAGGCCACAATTCTGACGCAGGGAATTTATTACATACATTATTCAGTCTTAGTGTCAGTGCCCCCTTTAGAGGGCAGCAGTGGCAAGACTATGGGAGGAGACTCTCCGAGTAGCATGGGCGGATCCCCAATGGGAATGCGAAGTACCCGGCCAAGATCGGAAATTGACGTAGTGCTAGGCCTGCGCATGGGAGGCGGTGCAGGAGTGCCCATTGTTCCTGTGCCTGCTTCTCACCAGCGCATCGAAGAGTTAGATGATAATGACCCACCCTCTCCCAATGGTCAAGATACGCTTATAGTGCGTCAAGTGAGTGGATTCATCATCATGAGCCTACAAGCAGACCATCGAGTTTCGTTGCTGTGGACTGCTTCTCATTCACCGTGTCAAATTATGAACTCCATGAGTGGAGGAACTAACAGCCACTTATCGCTGCTGCAAGTTGCGTAATGTATTTTTGTTTTCAATTCAACTAATAACAGGCTGTCTGAAAAAGGACAACCCGCAACAAGGCCGCTACAGCCCCCGAGAGCATGACAACAGCGCTGCCATGTGAGAGCCGGCTATAAAAAAAAGCCTATCCCCAGGTGTGCAAGTGTCGAATCACGAGTTCACTCCCATCAATCAGACAATGTGAAACAAGTAGGTCGCAAACGCTCACTGCCTAAGTGCTAGTAGATGGCAACCATGTTTCGCCCCACATTAATATCGCGTTGCCAATGCAAAGGATGTCGATCTGCGCTATAACAATTCCGACAAATATACGCTCGAGAATGTATGCAACACTAAGTTTGCGTTGTCTTTTCGGTGGGTTTCGTATCCGTTGAGTTTCATAACTGTGAACCGCATGCGCAATTGCGTTTCGAGTCGAGACGGCCTGCATTGGTCACTTCTCCTCTTAAAGGTCTATGTATTCTTGTGTTTCGTACTTTTGGTTTCTTCTATTCAGTATTTGTCAGATTTAAACTCAGACAGTCTCTAAGGAAGAATATCTACGTATGCACAGGCAAATCCATGAAGTTGACTAACCAAATCACCCTTACATAACAATCGAATGTCTAGTCCTTCTGAGTAGGCTGCCTTACTGACAAATTATCCACGCTAGTAAGCAATACCTGCGTGTTCAAAAAAGGATAGCTTGCGTTGGCTACCATAACCTCACCATCGTAGTGATATTCTTGCAAGTCTTGGAGGTGGAGGTGTTTTTTTCCGTAGACGTCCGAAATACGTTTAATCCATTCGCGAGAATGACACTTATTCACAACAGTATAACTTATTCTCAATGCAGCTTCGTTTTCTTCTTCTGATGTGTTTTTCCTGGAAACCGGCAAAAGAAGATGCAATTTGAGTGATATCTCAGCCGCGCGTGCTTGCAAGTCTTGTACTGTAGCCTGTACTTCAGTTTGGCAGTGCTCTGGTAAAGCGTTCCGAGCCAACTCACTGCACATATCACTCATTATTCGTGCCTGTAATGCAGTTGCTAGAGGATATAATAGAGCAAAGTCCAAGCGCTCTTGAAGCGTGGTTAAGAGAGAAATACTCCATTTCGTTGCTAAGGAGTTCTGTGGAGATGGACTGGGGTGTCGCCACAAACCGCATACGTGAGCCCTGACACGTTCCACCATAAAGTGAGATGGCGAAAAGCTTCTCCGAAGCCACTCCAGAAATTGGTGGCCATACTTCGTTTCGATTTCTCTTACTCCGGTGTTTGAAAAATCCTGCTGGATCAAATACCAGAGCACATTCTCTTTCTCAGCTATGTCTCTCATTTCGCCTTCGCTTATAATTCGTTGACACTCTGCGCAATAGGCCCCCTTCCAATCTAGGAAGGAAAACTGCGTATGACAACAGTTCTGGAATGCATCGTAAACAGGAGGATGAACGCTACCTCCTGGGCAAAAAATGTCACCCGCGCAATGCATGTCGCAATTAACCCGTCTGGTGGGATCTCTGGGTGCTATACAGAGCGAGCATCGACATTCGAAACCTCGCCGTTGAAGAAACGTATTTCTGCGTAACGAAATGCAGTCTTGCAATTCCATATCATCTATGTAAGACAGAGTGAGTTCTTCACCTACGCTAATGTCTCTAAGCGCAACGAGTGAATGAATGGATGCATCATCCCTGGACACGCGGAGATTAGGTAGACACGAATGATTAAGAAAAGATGGCATCCACATAATCATATAAGATTGTGCCTCGGCTTCTTCGAAACAGTTAGTGCTCCACCTGTTGCTTAATTTTTGCAACAATTCTGGAGACACTGTCAGCTGAAAGAGATCGACGATTCTTTTTGTGCACCTTTGAGGCGAGTCATTACTTCTTCCTCGCAACAACAGAAGAAGATACTGTTCCTCTGCTGTGATGGTGAGCGTTGAGAGTTCATGTGCAAAACGCGACTTCGCGGACTGTTCGTTTGTCAAACTACACAGAGCAGCCCAAACGAAAGGTTTTGCGGTTATGTATTTTTCTTGCTCGCAAAACTCGTTCAGTGTCTCATATGCGATGTTCCCAAGAGCTGGTTTGGAAGAGAATGATGCGGCTTGCTGCCATGCAACGCTTGCCACCGCGACTGGTGTTTTACTTACCAAAACGCGCCCCTTATCTACATCATCTACACACGAGAACTTGTTTCTCATTTCCTGGCCGAAGGAGGCTTCAACTACTTGAGCAGTGGCTTCGCTAAATTTCTGTAGTTGGTGCATTAGCTTTAATCACCAGTGGTATATATAGAACACCAATTTCTAAGAGTTCATCTGATAATTCTCTAATCATTAGAATCACTCTTATGCTGGCCCAGAGTGCAATGGACCAACGAACGAGCACGTTGTAGTACCCATGTTTCACTTCTTCATCTGGAACTCAGCGGGGTGTCGGCCAGTAGCCGCCAAGCGTAAGTAGATAGATGCCCATGATGTTCAAGGACGCATTTCTGTCCCTATTCCAGACTAGATCTGAACCTGACGAATTTTGACAAAACACGCATCGCTTCAGAGCCCAGGTATCCTCTAGGTCAACGATAACCTGCTGCGCTCTGGGCAGCTCTGCCTTTTTCCCCTTTATCTTTTTGTGACATCTTGTTGGAACCGTATGCAACTTATTGCAGCACTGAGAGCATTTTTGGCTCGTGTAGCATTCACCTATGATCGACACTCGAGCTCCATGGACCTTTTCGAGTTGCGCTCGAAAAGGTCCATGGAGCACAGGGGCGTATCCCAAACCTGTTGAGCAGGATGCGGCTCCACCGAAGGCTACCGGCGTACCTCGAACGCCACTCGTGATCTCCTTGCATAGAGCGTCCAAACACTTGTCTCTCTTTCCGTAGCACCAGAAAGCAGTTTCCGGAAGAATTTCTTCTTCCATACGTCTAAGGTGACTTGAAGTAGCGGCGTGTATGCGGCTACAAACGCCCCCCAAGCGACCAACGACGTTGTCTTACTGCTTGGCAGATTCGCTTTGGCTTCCGCGAGAGTAATATCTTCGTGCCTCGCTGCAGAAAAGACCTTCTCGCTCTGACGCTTGCTCCACCCGCGTCCGCTGTCGTGACAAAGCTGGGCTGTGGACATGCGCACAGTCTCGTCAGAATTGTGCACGGAGCCAAAAACAACATCTCGCCTGCCTGGGTCGATTGCGATGAGATGCTCTCCTGGCTGTGGAAGTCTGGGAGGGTGAGCGCTCTTCATGTCCTGCCCTTCGACCGCAACAAAACCCTTGTGCTTCTTGACCGCTTCGCTCATCGGAACATTTACGGGCTTCTCGTAGAGGAGGGAGGCGGACACTCCTTCGGTCGCAAAATAATTGGCGAACACGGCGCCTTGGCAAGGCTTCAGTTTTGGTAGCCCTGGGAAATAATCTTCAAAGCTCGGGTCGGGACCATTGGGAGTCTTACTCTTCCGGAAGCGCCTAGCGAGGGGAAGAAGTTCATTCTTGAAGACGTACTTTGTGATCAAGATGTGGCGTACTTTGAGCGATCCAAGTGGGATGAGCCTGTGTGTCCACAGACATCCCTTATAGAAGATTACATCTTCGCGGACAGCACATCTGTCTCTATGCGCCGCGAGTTCCGCCATCCAGCGGATGAGCTCCGGGCAGTCCTCCTTTTTTATCTGCTGCGAATCCTTCACACTTCCATATTTATCTGTCCAAGGTCGATAGACACGCTCCAAGTGGCTTCGCAAGTCATCTTGGACTGCTGGGTCCCAAGACGTTTCTCCAGTCCGCAAAGAGTGCCGCATGGCGCACTCGCGAGCACAGCTTCGCTCCTTGACGCTGAGTTTGCGTACGTCTGTCTCAAAGATCGAGAGCTCTCGCTGAAAGGCCTTACGGAGTAAGTTATGGAAGCTCTGCGCCACGTGCGTCCAGGTATTCGCCATTAGAACTACGACTATTTGGTTAATCGTATGCACAATGAGATGCATAGGCACCTGACTCATCCCAGGGCGATCTTTGAGCGTTTCGTAGGCCTCTTGCACCTTAGAGTCAAACTCCCGCTGTGCTCCGCGGGCGTCCGAGCCCCCCCATATCTTGATACAGTGTAGCCACCAGGTCTGACTCGTTATATCCGGAAATCTCCCGGAGGCCAGCTCGCGGATGAGAGTGTGGTTGGCGAGGAGTAAGCCTGTAGCCACGCTGTCTTGCAGCCTGCTGGTCGCATCCTCGATCACGGCACGTAGATCCGGAGAAGGTCTCAACCGCCCTAGCTTAACTTTGATTGAGATGTCTCTGTATGTGTCTTCGGCATCTAATCCTTCGACGCTCTTGCGCTTCCTTGCCTTCGGCATCTGCCATAGCCAACAAATAATACGGCCGCGTGAGGCGGCGGGGCGCTCGTAAGCTACTCCCTGAACGTATGCGGCTATGATACAAAAATGACAGGGCTTCGCCTGCGTTCTCTGTGGAAGTGCAAATTGCTAGAATCTGCGAACTACAATGAGAGCCAAAAAGTGCATGGACTTGAAATTACGTGCTAGCTTCTCGTATCGAACACGAATTCTACGAAATTGATCCAGAAGTCCGAAAGTCTGTTCTACAACGTATCTTCCTCTATATATACATCCGGTGTGCGGCGTCTGGGAATGCTAGCTATGCTAGCTATCAAGCCGTGCTGCTGGCAGACGCTGCGACAGTGCGAAGCGTCGTAACCTTTGTCCGCAAGTAATTCCGTAGATTTCCGGCCATGATTCACTTTGCGCTGGAATGTATCCAGCGTATGCTTGAGAGTCAGAACGTCGCTCTTGTTAGCTCTGCGCGAGACAGCGCAGAGGGGAGTACCTCTAGAATTTGTGAGCAACGAGATCTTCGAAGCTTTACGGTCACGATCGGTCGGATTTCTGCCGAGTACGTCCTGGATGCTCTACTTGCGCATGAGTCAAACACGTCTTCAAATATCCTCGCGTTGGACCACATAGCGAAGCAATGGTAGGCGGTCTTATAGGAAGCTCCGTTTACGGGGCGTTGACTCCATTGGCACCCCGTCCTGCAAACGAAGACGATGCGATCTAATATATCTGCCGTTGTCGGTTTCCGCTTACGTCCTAGATTTGGCCAGTTCGACCTTTTAGCTTCGAAAGCACATATTGCGTCCATGAGTTCATTCTTGAGCTGAATTTGCATTTCAGCTACAAGACCGTTCTTGACTTTTCAAACACATTTTCAAACGACCTCTAATGTAAAAGCTCTCCGTGGTGTGATCATGAAGAAACGTAAATAGATCACATTTGCATGCTGTCGGAAAATGGACTACCCGACATTTGACAAATTGCTATATTTGCATACTCGGTGGCACATACTCCCCATCTTTATAAGACCCGAACATACCGGGGCTAGAAGTGAATTTGGAATCTGAATTATCGGGAGTTTCTACAAATACTTTACTTTTGTTCACGACCCTTTGTTTTGTACGGCTACCTCTGCGCACACGCTGCCAACGATATACGTGATTTTTGTCCGGCGCAGACTTCCACTTCTCGCCATCGTGGCCTGTTTTCGTTAGGCCACGGCATTTATTAGCGGAGTAGGGCGGCGAGCGTCTGCTGGATGCATAATACTTCTTGGTACTTTCTGCAATGCATTGCTTGTCGCTGCCCTTGATCTTTTCCTTGTTTTACCAAACTTTCTCAAGCTGTTCTTAGCATCTTTGCGCGTAGGACTCTTCATTTATCATGTACATTTTTTAAATTTGTGGCCAAATGATATATGAAGAGATGTATATTGTATGCACATATAAAACTAAAAACAATGCAAGATGTGCAAAAAGTGGTCATAACAGGAATAGCTCGAGATGTAAGTCGCTACTTGCCTGAAGTTCTCATAAACATTGATATCATCCGCTCTATACTGGAAGCCAAGGGAGTAGAAGTGCCAATGTGCTTTTTCATCAGTGACATCGCCGACACCACGTTAGAGATCTTGCGAGCATGGTCTTCCGCTCGTCGTTCTATTGTCCTGCTTTTCGAAGAGAATACGGAGGCAAGATTTCCAAAGCGTATTGAAAGACTAGCGTATGGAAGAAACCAAGCCAGAGCGTACGTGATACGGGAGCACCGTGACGCATCTGCAGTCATTGTTATGGACTTGGACGATGTCAACATGAAGATCGATATAGCTGCAATCGCAGCCACACTGAACAAACTTGCGAAGAAAGGGGGTGTAGACGTATATGGAGCAAATCAAGAGGACAAATATTATGACAGATCCGCTCTCCTAACAACACGTACAAAGAGACCATGTCTGAATGCAAATTGGCCTCTCTGCTTCGGTCTGTGTAGAGGGTACGGTCTTTGTACAGGACTTACAACAAACTCTCTCACTTTTCGTTCAGATGCGCTACCTATAGATGTAGAATCGTGTTTTGGCGGTCTCGCTATTTACTCCGCCCGAGCTTTCTTGGAGAGGGAGTGCGTATATTCGGAACGCTGCGATAAAGAGGAGCAGACATACGCGCGTATTCCAGATCAAGAAATATGTGAGCACGTCTCTTTCCACCAATGTCTCAAAAGGACGAACGCGGCCAGAGGAATTGTCATAGAACCATCACTGCTCAACGAAGGACAATATAAAGAAAAGCGTCACGCCTTAGCCGTCGTACAAGAACCCATATCTTCTCGCACTACGCCACGTGCATTCTTTCATTGGAGCAAGCACTATCTGCAGGCAGATACTGAAACAAGAGCGCCCCGTGGTTTCTTTGCTCGTGTGTGGAGGGAAACTATGGCCGCTGGCCGCAGGCCTACAATAATATGGCTGAGGATGGGGAGTCACGCGCAACACAAACGCCGCTGCGATGTAGACGCGTTCGCCGAAGAAGTTCTTCGGCACATTACCTACAGCATAGTTTTGATAACGGGTGACGGAGACGCAGGTCCTGACGATCTAGGTACACACACCCTCAGATCGCTGCGCAATAGTGGACACGTCGCGGCCTGGTTTTCTCAGAACTGCATTAGTGTAGGCACATTTTGGGGCTTGGACCTGAAACCGTTTCCTATTGGATTAGACAGCAAGCTTGACAACACGACGCTGATGCATTCGGCCTGCAATGGTGCAGATGTATCGTTGCCTTTTCCGCCTGTAGACACCTCGAGTACACCTTTAGTTGCAGTTGATTGCCACATACATCTAAGCGACACCCGGAGAGCTTCGAGGGCAGTGCCAGTTATGAAGGGATGTTCTCGAAAAGAAGTTGCTGCAGCTCTTAAGCGGGTAAACCATGGCATAGCTGTGAAGAATCGAGTTCCCCGCCAGGAAGTGCACCAAGTATGGAAACGCGCATGTTTCGTTGCGTGTTGCGAAGGCAACGGCGTGGATTGTCATCGAACATATGAAGTTATTGCACTGGGAAGGATTCCAGTCGTTCCAGATCGGCCCGCTGTCCGAGCTATGCTTTCTCACGCACCTGTGGTGTTTTCATCGAATCTTGCAAGAGATCTGTCAGATCCAGACGTATTGAAAATGTGGTGGGCGACGTTGAGACCGCAATTAGTAGGAGAGGCTGCTCGTTACACTCGGGGAGCTCAAAACAATTGTGCGGGTCTCTGGCTCTCTCAAATCCAAGCTGCGCGATACACGTCGGCGCGTGAGGAGCAGTTTCCGGGGGGATTTTTAGAATGGGACGCCGCCGCTGCACTAACAAGCCCTCAAATGTTAAGTACTTCTACTAGACCAAATACGACAGTGCCAAGCTTTAGATTCAAGTCTCTCAAAATACTTCTCGCGTTCGCTGTCTTGGCATGCTTTTCATTTGTGTTCTATATGGGGTTTAAGAGGTCATCTGATAATTCTCTAATCGTCAGATGACCTCTCATGCTGGCCCAGAGTGCAATGGACCAGCGAACGAGCACGTTGTAGTACCCATGTTTCACTTCTTCATCTGGAACTCAGCGGGGCGTCGGCCAGTAGCCGCCAAGCGTAGGTAGGTGCCCATGATGTTCAAGGACGCATTTCTGTCCCTATTCCAGACTAGATCTGAACCTGTCGAATTTTGACAAAACCGCATGCGCAATTGCGTTTTGAGTCGAGACAGACTGTATTGGTCGCTTCTCCCCTTAAAAGTCTATGTATTCTTGTGTTTCGTACTTTCGGTTTCTTCTATTCAGTATTTCTCAGCTTTAAACTCGGACAGTCTCTAAGGGACAGCTATGCTTCGCATGTGTCGTTGGGTCATTCTTAAGAATGTTAAAAAAATATATAAATGAATACGCAAGATGCCTTGACGGTACCCTTTCCGTCTTTTTTGCCAAATCCATCGCGGGTATTGATATTGGCTTTTGACAATTGGAACAACTCTAATTGTAGCGCTACATCAGAAGAAAAGAAAGCCGTATTACGTAGTTTAACAAGTGCGATAGGCGAAGAGAGGTGCACCCAAGCATCAACTCTTGACTCCATTCCCCTACTAATTGCCAGGGCTGATCCGCCTTCAAAATGGTGCAAGACAGTCACAACATCGGCACCGCTGAATGATCTTTTACGTTGAATGAGTTGCAGCAGCTCAATTATCTTATGTGGATTTTGCGTTCGTTTTTGCGTTCGCTCTGCTTGATTCATCGTAGTGGCAGATATAAATCAATACGTATGGATTCCGCCGAAAGGGGTGTGGTGGGCTCCCTAAATAACATCCTGGAAATACCGTCCGAAACTGTTGTTAGATTGTTGGAAGTCGTTGAATTGGCGGCGCGTCGAGGGGCGTTTGAGATTGAGGAATACCAAGCGATCGGTGCACTTTACTCTGCATCTCTGGGCTACATCAAAAACTTAAATTCACGATGATGACTCCAGGACACAACGACACTCTTCCTTCTGTGGACTCCGACACACCAGCGTGTCCCACTGCAGAATGTGCGCATAGCATGGGTATAGATTATGTGCGGTGCAAAGTCGAGAGCATAATGCAATTCAAATCTAAAAAGTATTCAAAGACCATATGCGTGCATACATTGACGGATGAGAGCGCAGACTATGTGGAAGGTCTGTATCCGTTCCAGAGTCACCTTCGAGTCTTGCTCTCGAACATCACAGACTCGCCCTGTAATGTCTTAGTAGCGAGTCCCACTGGAAGTGGAAAAACGTTTGCAATCGAAGAGGCGACTAGAAAGGCATTGTGCACGGGGCAGCATCTTTTTGTAACTCAGCCGCTCATCGCACTGGCCGAACAAGTTTTCGCTCGCATAGGTGGAGGTCGCAACAATAAGATATGCCTACGCACAGGACCTTCATGCAGTGTCAGCAGCGACGACGCATGCGTGACCGTGTGTACTTACGAGGTTCTTTCGCGTATGTGTCTCAAGTGCCCACAGGCCTTGGATACAGCGCTTATGGTCATTATAGACGAGATTCACTACATTGCCTCTGATAGAGGACCAGCAATCCTAGAGATATTGCATGCTTGCTCTCGCGTACCAATCGTTGCTCTCTCTGGCACACTACCAAATCAGAAACAATTTGCCGAGTTTTTAGCAAGCATAAATTGTCTCCCTACGTTTGTTACAGGAGCGCGAAGACGACCTATACCAGTGTCGTATCACACATACGACAGCAAGAGTTGTACATGTCACGTGCTGAAAACAACCTGGCCAGCAGCTCCCCCGTCAATAGAATCCGAAGTCTTAGGCGGGATTAACAACAAACAGGATTTGCTGGCGTGTATTTGCTGCCTGCAAAAATGGGATAGCCTCCCTCTTCTTGTCGTTTTGTTCTCGTGCAGGAAGCTCGAACAGTTTGCGGAATGGGCAAGTTGTCAAGATCATCTCAACTCGAATGAGAAAGGCAGAGTCACCGTTCTTTTCAGGTCAATGATGCGCAATGTCCCAGAAGAAGACGCCGTGCTATTTCAAGCACTGCATGCTCGAGCCCTTCGGGGTATAGGGAGCCATCACTCTCACTTACCAGTGCCCTACTTAGAGCTAGTCTGCCGCTTAGCAGAAGAACGCTTAGTGAAAATTGTATTCTCGAGCTCTACGCTGAGTGCGGGTATCAACCTGCCGGTCCGCACTGTCTTGATATGCGGCGCCCGTATGCCGCAGCGGGATTCTACAGGGAAGATGACGTTTGACTTACTCTCACCTCTTCTATTTACTCAATTAGCAGGGAGAGCCGGACGCCCGGGCTTCGAAAGTCGGGGGTTTTGCATAATTGCAACAACAGGAAAGCGAGGATACGCCAGCGCCCAGGGGCTCTTCATGCGTCGTCTGCAACCTGTTATTCCGTACGACGGCTTAACAGAAGGAGATGTCCTGAGAGCGTGCAGGCATGGAAGAAAAATTGGAGTCGAAAGAACAGTGTTTGCTCACCCCGAGGCGAAGACAAACATCACGTACGCAAATGAGTTAACGCACCGGCTGCATAGAGTCAGAGCGACGTGCGGATACGCCATATCCGCCAGAGCAAAGGCCGCTGCAGATGCAATTCTTATCATAGAACAGAACCCCAACGCTGTAACTTATGCAAGAAAAGCACATGATTGCGTGTTGTGTATGTGGAAGTCTAAGCATAAAATCTACTGCGTGGCTCCCCGAGAAGCAGCACCATCAGGTGCGACAGAGATTACAATGGTAGGGTCTAGACAGGGACGGCGTATTCCGCTGCACATATTTGCTGTTGTTCAGGCTACAAGATTAGCAATGGACACCGTTGCAGCTGCTGGTGAAGAAGCACTTGCGCTAGCATCGGCAGAGATCTACGTCCAGCAAAACTGCCACTCGTGCTTTTTGTCTCCGCTAGCCCTGGAAGAAAATGCAATAGTTGCCGCTATGCCAGCTGCCTATGTGTCGAGAGAAGCCGAGGGGGCGGTCCTAACTCCACTAGGACAAGCAGCTTGCAACATCCGAACCAGTACAAGTCCATGCATCCTTATGGATATTTTGCTGTCTACGGAATCGGATTTGTCGAGCGAAACACTGGCTGGTATATTGAGTCTTGCCTTAGGCGAAGGACGAACGGATGCAGACAACAAAGATGCTGGAGACTCCGATTTGCTCGAGGTTGCGACTGTACTTCAAATTATAAAAGATAATCCGCGCCTTAACGATTTCTCGTGCCTTACCCAGAGGAGCCTTACGCAAGGAGTGATCCTATGGGTGAGAGGTGAGAGTTTAGAAAGCATCTGTATGAGACAGTCTTTGTGCTCAGTCGGCACGCTATGCAGGCATCTTGTTCGAGTGCACGACTTAGCAGAAGAAACATCGCAATTCTGTCTGGAAATAAGTGTTGTCCAGTTGGCGTTGGTGTGCCGGCAAGTACTCGAGCAGCTCTGCAGAGGCCTTCCCTTCCTGAAGCGCGGGTCGGGGCGTGTCAGCTGACTCGAGCGCGGCAAGTAACGAAAGCGTACTTCTTAATAAAAAAGGTGATATACAACGTGTTTTCCACTTCCATACCACCCAGACATTTTTTTTCCCTATTCCAAAAGCATTCATGTCTATTGTCAAGCAACGATCTCATTTTTCATCTAGTAGCAACGACATTCTTTCGTATTATCTGTATCAACCTTCTTGCATCTTGGTAGAACCGTTCTTGGCAAAAAACGGAATAGTACCGAATGAAATCTCAGCAACTCGCTGCTTGGCTGGTGTTGCTGCTGGCGCAGCCATTGTAGCATCCTCTATAGACGCTGGCAACGGACGGCGCTGGCTGTGGATATGCGGCGCGCTGTTGTGCATATTGTGCATAGGCATATCAGATGACTTGGATGGTTATATAGCCAGAAAGTACGATTTGAAATCAGAAGCGGGTAAGTATGTAGACGGAATAGCGGATGTGGGGGGGTGGATTGTGACTTGGCTGGCGATGCTATATGCCTTTGGGTTTGGTCGCGTCGTCTATCCTTTTCTAGCTTGGTGTCTTTTGGCGGCGTATGGCTTCTTTCCGAAGGTAGCGAACACTCGAGACACACACCATATTAAGGTAAGAACATTTCAGATTCTGCACAGCACCATATTTCCCCTTTCGGTGGCGCTTTTTTACGCATGTTATCCAATGCGTTAAAAGCGGCTGTTTAGATCATGCACAATTGCATCCCCTCGGCTGTCCTGTAGGCGCAGCACGCCGTTGTCCGGCGTGTCTATCTAATGGACTCGACATGTTCAAGGTAGTCCCTCTTTTGATACTCTTCTGCGAGAGTTCTTTGGTGCGAAGAAGCAATTCTTCGCCATGCCTATGCGTCATCTCTTCGGTGTGAACTTGCGTTTTTTTTGCGACTTGAAGAAGTGCATGAGCATCAAATGAAGGAGATGATGTTTGGGTAGAAGGCAAAGCTAGAGCAGGTGTCGACAGATTATTGCGCCTGTTTACGCTAGTAGTCGCCGTAGGGCGGCGAATACTAGCCACCGATGGCATACCAAGAGAATGTCGTCGAGGCGCATACATTCTTTGTATAGACATTTTTTTTGCGCAAGAGCAGCGTTGGTCCGTTGTATCAGCGCATGTTCAATGCTGATCAGTCGTGGGTGTGATATGCCCCGCCCAGGCCAGGGCCGCGAAAGTTACTTGAGTCCAGAGCCGTCAGACTCACCTCCGACGAGGTTGAGGTGCAACACCTGCTGCACGAGGTACACCTGCAGCACGAGGTACACCACCTGCTGCACGAGGTACACCACCACCTGCAGCAGGTGCACCACCACCTGCATGAGGTACACCAGTTGCATGAGGAGGTACACCTGCTGCAGGTGGTGGTGCACCTCGTGCAGCAGGTGGTGTACCTCGTGCAGCAGGTGGTGTACCTCGTGCTGCAGGTGTACCTCGTGCAGGAGGTGCACCACCACCTGCTGCATGAGGTACACCAGTTGCAACTGGTGCACCACCACCTGCTGCATGAGGTGCACCAGTTGCATGCCTGCGAATTTCACTCGTGAGCAGCTCCGAAGCTTGCGAGTGCTGGCCAGCGGCCGCGACACGCGCAGAGCCATCTCGTGTGTGTTGCAATTTTGCACGCAAGTCTGCAGGCAGCGGGTGCTGAGCATGAAATGCTTCTTCCTTCGCCTGTTGCAAATCAATCTTTATTTCGCCTATATCGTGCTGGAAATTTGCACTGTCACGTACAAACTTCTGAGACAGGGGCTGCGTACCTTCGCTCTGCCGCTGGGCGGCCTGATGGGCCTCAATGAGCTTCGTGCTGACAACAGGCTGACCCCGTTGTAAGGAAACAGGCTGTGTCTTCGGCGGCATATCAAGTTTTAAGCATTATTTATATTTTTGTTGAGTGCGCGAACAAACCATACAGAAAAAAAAGAAGTTCAGAAATATGCACTTGGCAGAGCACTGCGCGTACTTACACAATCTGCTTTTAGCATGGGAAAAACGTGTGCATCAAGAGCTCGGATATTTCCCGGATGATTTCCAGGTGTCGTGTCGTTCTTACGTGAGTGCATACTTAAAAAAAATCGAAGATGAACTTCAGCAGGAATTGAGAGCAGTTCGTGAAACTCGGACTGACACTGAAAAAATGCTCAAGTTTCACAGTAAAGCGGGGGGTACGCTGACTGAACAGCGCACACTACACGACAGAGAAAATAGGTCTTCCTGCCTTACATGAGGTCTCTTAAGGATTGCGCTTGAACAATGATCGTGCACAAAATCTCATGTACGGAAAACATGGATCCGTCAATAGCGTTGGTCTCTACACCTGATTTGTTGGTAGGATCTTCAGCGTTGCTGCCCACTGCGTGCACTCCTTCAACGGGACCAGCTAATGTAGACGGAAATTGTATCATGGGTGGTATGAAAATGCCAGCTGGTCGTCGAGGTTACCACATCCCGTCGCTAGGCATGAGTACGACCGGCACGTGTGTAGCCTTTCCTGTTTATTTGGCTACGAATGTGCCTTATACGAATGGACGTGTAGCTGGAATAGATTACCAAGATCTCTCTGATATCTATACGTACACGCACTTAAATCAGAGCTGGGCACATGCACGATAGGGGCTGTTTTCGGATTAGAAAACATTCAGTGGAGATGAACTGATCCGCATGCCGTCCTAAAGATCTGCTTTTCTCTCCTTTCAGGACAAATGACTTCCACTCCTCCCCCATATCAAAAGACTGCAATGCATACATCTGAACCAAAGCAAGCGTTTTGCAATTCCGCGTGGGGACAACCCTGGAACATCGGGAACTGGTCTCAATTGGGACTGGGTCCGTTTGATTCTACGGACCTCCTCCAGCATCAGCGTAGTCTGGTGCCCTTGTGTATAGCTCCATCTGGTACGCTCGGTCCATTGCAACAAGAGACATCTGTCGTACCCTGTCTTAGTTGCCCACAGGGATATGAGCTCAGTTCGGACCGCCAAACCATGCAGTGCAGGCCCTCCGGGTACTGCAACGCGGCGGAATGCGAAGCGTGCCAAATTCAAACCACACAACCTTACTTTACGGGTAGTTGCAAAGCGTGCATTTCATACGGATGTGATCCCAACAGCAACCGGTGCTCGTGCAACTAGTCATCATATTGCCATCTGAGCAGAATTTGTCATCTTGGAAGCGAGGAGCATTTGGAGGCTCACTTGTTTGCGTGCAAAAAAGTGTAACATATCTGGATGCGAAGTTAAACACTCATCGTCGATTTCTAATATCTTGGAGCGTTCCTGGATAGCCACTTCCATACACTTGAACAGTGTATTCTCCTCTTTACTCTGGGCATTATGTTGTGCAATTTCAGCTTCAAGCTGTACTGCCTCCTGTTCGTTAGTTTTCAGCTGCAATTGAATCATATTTCGATCTTCATCATCGAATGCGTTAGAGGAATTAGTAACTTTATGCAAAAGAGTAGTTAACTGGGTGCGCTTTCGTGCTATGAGTGCTCTCTTCTTTTCGTTCTCTTGTTTGTATGCTTCTGAATGCGCGTTCAGCTCTTTCACAATATCTTCGTAGGTACGTGTCATTTTTTCACGCGCAGGAAAAAACATTACGCTCCACTGAACGCTACACCATAACTGCTTCACATCTTCCATCTTTTTCCGCAAGAAGTGCATGTGCAGTATACGGTTGTCCCTTCATCCGCGGAGCGGGTCTGTAGGAAGTCGAACGCAATATCCGAGGAGTTGCACTTGGCGCACCGAGTTCCTGCGTTTGGTACATGAGTCAACTCGTGTCTGCCCAGATTTCGTAATAGATTCTCGCCTTCTGTACGGAGCTGATTGGTGTGAATACACTCTTCCTGGCATGGCAATGCTGTATGTAGCTCATGGGAAGAAAGATTCAACAGCTCAATGTATGCCCGGCTTTTTTCCGCGAGATGCGGAAACCCGCGAATCTTTTGCAGTTTGCCCTGGTCCAATAGATGAAGAACGCGAAGCACGGAAAAGGGGTAGGCTACGGGACACAATTCTGCGTAGATATACGCTGCATGTTCAAGCTCCACCGCCTCAGTGAGTAGCGCTTTCTCGCTGATGTCTTCGGAAGATAAGGTGCCATAGATGCTGTGCAAGCATAATGTTCGCTGCTGGGCTGTCATGATGCAACAAAAATGCAGTCGGAGACGACGGGACGAGGAACGGCTGAACATTATCATACATCTGCATTTCACCTACTGTCATTTGGATGTACTTGGCGCTACTTATGGTATGATGTGTTGCCATATGCAGTCGGTTCCATCGAAACGAAGCTCATGGAGCTTCGTTTAAAGTGTTTTGCGAAGAGTAATGTTTATGCATGATTATTCTTTCAAACCCAGACAACAAGATGCACTTATTCGACAGCGACTAAACCCTACCCAATCTTAACACCAAATGCCGGCGTAAGCTCGCTTGAAAACTTTGCTCCGTTTCTCGAAAAAAATCTACGCATACGAGCATAGAAAGCAAACAACTCATATCCTCAGCTTTTTGGATCGCCTCGATGCGTACGAAGAGGGTTTGTGTTAATTCTGGTCTTCCACGCGGAGAAGCAAAAGAGAGGCCACGCGAGAGGAATCTGCACGAGTTGATCCGGAGATAGCGCGTTGTAGTCGCTATCTGCCTCGGAATCATCGCGACTTTTACGTTCTGGACAGTCTTGTATGATGCAGACGTGGCCCGAGCGCATCAATTCAAAGCACCGTCAAGGTAGCCCGCGGTGTACCTGCATTCATTCATTCATGATGCAACTTGCAACTCTGGTATTTTTTTGGCACATACCAGCAATCAGACTCTACCCAAGAAAGAGTCTAGCACAATGCACAAGATTTGCATTGTTTTGATTATTCATGTACCAGGTTCGTTGATATTTTTTTTGTGGGCGTATGACAAAACTATGGCAACCGCATCAGATGCTGTTTTCAACGACGTCTTCAAACGAAGATTTGAAGACCTGTCCAGACTTTCTTCGCTGTATGATTCCCCTGCTTCATCAGATCTCTCCTTCGTTGTTGCGGAACCTTCCGCCTCAGCACTTCCAAGTTCTGCGAAAGCGGTGAGTCAGCAGCCTTCTTGTACGTCATGCGAGACACTGGCCAGGCCCTTGCCCTGTGCAGAACCGGGAAAGGGCATGCTCTCTGGAGGAACATCGTGGCTGCTGGGGTTACTTTTGGTAGTGGGCGTATTCCTGGTCATCTTCGGTATTTATCAGCTTTTCCGCTCAAGCTCTGAGCGGAACCGAAAACCAGTCTTGTTTCCGAACCTTCAATTGCCAAACAGACTGCACGGAGCAGTCCACATGCCTAGCACGCCTAGCACAGGGATAGGCTTCGGACCTCTTGCGGGGAGCGGAGGCAACGGCATAGAGGAGAACGACCCAGACAGTATTATACCGGACGAGAATGACAACGGTGTGACGATTGTGTTTTTCCATGCTACCTGGTGCGGACATTGCAAGCAGTTCAAGCCCATTTTCGAGGAAGCGGCTGATGCACATGGGGCAAAGGCAAAATTCAAGTCGGTGGTCAGCGACGTCCTTCAAAAATCAAAGCATGCTTCTAAAGTGCCCATTCAAGGGTTTCCCACTGTATTTGTCTTTAAGAATGGACAGCAAGTGGACTCTATGGTGGGCAACCAAGGGAAGGATGCTCTACTCGAGCTCATCGCTAAGCACACGGCCTAGAGAAAACAGGAGCACATTGCTGTGTGCAGGAAGGTGCAACAGATAGAACAGAGTCAACAGAAGGGCCACACCACCCTCGGACGGGGCATTGAGGGAGACATGGTTGTATGTAAGCATTTGATCCTCCAAACATAAGCCACGGAGGCAGACCTCCCCCCCACGGAGGTACGCCGGCGTAACCTGAAGGCTGCCATGCGTTAAACCCTCCATAACCGGGGTGACCGTGGTTTCCGTGGTGGTGACCATGCTGACGCGCGCCGAATTCAGACTCGATATGTATGTGATTGTTAACAATTAATGGAGGTGACGCTGCGCTTTTCTGGGGAGCGCAGGTGCTCGGTGCAGAACCCTCGCACTCGTGCGCGTGCTCTATGAAAGCATCCGCGTAGCCCGTGTCCCTCGCTATGGGCTGCAAGCGTCGCTTAGGCAGTTTTCGACGTGTACGTAGACCATTGTAACTACTTCGCCTTCGCATGAGGTTTGTATTTTGTAGTTGCGTGTAGAAAGTGTATAGACGTCGAGACATTTTGCGCATTATGTCAACGAAAGAAACGGACGCGCATAACCTTGCATGTGCCGAGGAAAGGCCTCTTTGTTGGTTGGCGTACATACCGTGCTGCATGCTTGCAGCACACCAGTAAGCGCGCGACCTTTCGGGAGGTCGCCAGCACCGACAAACGAACAAACCTCGCAATTGCTACTTTGAGCTATTAGTGCGGAGTCGATCATATTGTTGCAGTTGCTTCTCCACGGTTCCAAAAGCGCATCACATCTGGCTTCCATGCGCACGCAGTCGAGGCATGCCTGAGAAGTAGCATTATGCACAGCAAAGAAGCTAGTGTTGGGGATAACGACGGGCTTGTCCACAAACGGAGTCCACTGTCTTCCTCCATAAGCAAAGAAACCTAATGTGACCATTTCAAGACTTTTCGTTTTTTTATTGGAAATTCCTAAGGAAATCACTGAAGAGATGGCATGCGTAAAGTGCGGAGATGCTGCACAACTTTGTTGCCTAGGTCAGCAATGCAGTAAAGGAATAGTATGCGACGTATCACAAAACAACTGTTATGTACCTAGTACCTGCGGTTTGAGATCTCTTCCTGATGCAAACATCTGCTGCAAAGGAGGTCTGTGTGCAACTCCGGATAAATGTTACGACAGGGACAATATTTGTATGTCTGAGGAGGAGGTATCCACTCAAACCTTCTTTGATATATGGATAATACTGATGACACAGTAATACTGCGTTACTGTAGTGCTGTGTAAACGAGTACGTATCGACAAACTGTACGATGAGTTGCTTCACGTTTGTATTGGTCGTCGCTTGTCTTTGCGTGCTTGCGCTTACCTTCCAAACCAGAAGATGCGCTACTTTAGTTCATACTCCCATTAGGCATTCGGTCATGTTTTGCACAGTTAGCTCCTTAGATTCAGGAGTACCAACACAGCCCACATCATTCTCCGCTCACTTCTATAATACTAAATTCGTCTTAGCGGTCTCCCCACACAACCCCGAAGATTTCGACGTACCCGGCCCGGAGATGGGAACTTTTACGTACTCGGAAGAGAAAGAATCGAAGTTTGGGACTTTAACAATGGAACAGCTTCACAAAAGTGCGAAATCCGTATTGACATTGAATTTCACGCATAGTGCAGGTGGAATACTATCGGGCATCATATACGAGAGGGGTGCAATCATCGCAAAGCAATGCGGAGTATTCCACATCTGTCCTGACACAGTTTCTTAAGAGTTTTCAAATCACCAAAGCGACGAAGGAATGGGTAATTTGTTTGGTTCGATGAAAATAAGTCTTCTCACGGAACCCGCTAAGAAACCCATAAGATCCACTCATGTATGCTTTACGCACTTAGAATTTCTCAAAAACTCCTGCGCGTACCTAGGAGAGTGTGCACCCGCAGGGAAATACGGAATTGAACTGGCTGGTAGACAAGTGGCTGAGTTCAAAGGATGCCAGTCTCAATTTGTATTGAGTGTACCCAAAGATTTTTGGGAAGACAAAGACTCAATTCCACCCAAGATTTTAGGTAGCTGCCATGATGTTCCGATCAGAATTAGCAATGCCACGTTGAGAATTCTATTTACTGGTCTCTTTATTCTAGTCTTTGGAGGTATCTTCATTTTTGGCGTGCTTCTCTTCTATAGTCACAGAGATAGCAGCGAAGAATCGATATATCAGGCCCACACATGATACGCTTTGATCTTGCGTGGACAATTAGTTCCTCGTTCTTTCAAAACAAATTTATAAAGAGAACAAGTCCTGTAATCAGAATTAAAGCTGCTATGATGATGATGACGGTTAAGCTAAGGCCGTTATCGTCAGGCGTGGGAGCGGGGGTTGGCGAATAGGTGGGCGCGGGCGTGGGCGAATAGGTGGGCGC